ATTTCTACCTTACCCATTACATCATCACCATCCCACCAAATTTCTCTAATGTTATGTGATACATTTTTAAGATTAATTACAGGAGAATCCGGATGGTCTAATTCACCCAATGCTCTTCTTTCTTTAATTAATTGATTATATTTCTCACACTCTCTTTGCAATATTTCTCTTGGATATCTTCTATTATTTTGATTTGGAGCACCTGCTCTTTGAAGAATTCCTTGAACTAAATAAGTTCCGTTTTCTTCTTGAACAATTTTTGCTTCAAATAAGTGTGTTTCTATTAATAATCCCTTATTCATTTATTTCAAATCTTTTTTTATTTTATCTACCGCTTTATTTCCTAAATCACCCCACGATTTAATTAGAATTGTTTTTAATTCATTTTCTAATTCCGTTTCAGTCAATTCACCATTAGTAGAATCACTCATTTTTATTATTTGTGTTTTAACATATGGTAAATTTACAATTTTATTTGCAGCTGCATTATCAATCTCACCATTCATTTCTATTATTTTAGATATATCTGATATCAAACTTTTATTATTTGATATTGAATCTAAAATCTTTTTAACTGCATCTTTATAATTTTTCTTTCCAGAGAAATAATTTATTCCCTTTCTAGCCAATTCATAAAGAAAATAAAATATAACCTTACCTATGATTATACTACTCAATGTAGTTATTAATCCTAAAGCAAGGTTCTCATTTACTTTTTTTTTTTAACCGATTCGTTTTTAGCTCTTAATGCTGCTAAATCTGAACCTTCAATCTCACCATCCTTATCTACATCAATTTGCTTTTGCTTATCACTCAATTCTTCAGGTAAACCTGTTAATCTACCTTCCGATTTTGCTTTAGCTGCTTTATCAACTGCTTGGAAAAATTTAACCTTTTCCGCATCTGACATATCAGGAATAGATTTTCCAGTTTTATCCAACATATGTTTGAACAATTGTTGATAATCGCTTTCTTCTTTAACTACTTGTTTGATAAGTTCTTTTAATTGATTTATATTCATCTTATTCTGATATTTGTCTGATTTTTTGGTCTAATTTTAATAATCTTTCCTTTATAGCATAAATATGATTATTTGTTCTTTTCCAATAAGATTTATTATCTACACCACTTTCATTTTTAATTTTACCATACCAATTAAGAAATCTTTCCATTTCTCTTAATTGTTTATTGATATTTGAAATACCTCTACCAATTTTAGCCTGTGCGGTTGATTCATCTCTTTTAAGTTCCAACCAACGATTTTCATTAACAACGGTATACCCAACCATATCGGCTGCTTTTTTAGCTTTCTTTTTGTTATCACCACCTTTTGAAAATGCATTAGGTGTATTATATCCTTGAACATTTCCAGTAACATTCATTTCATCAATCATTCTCTCTCTAACTATTTTACGAATGATTTCTTTAATCTTATTTAATTGTTCCGTCTTTTTATCAGGCAATCCTTTATGAGATGTTGATGCGAAATCTTTTGCATCCTTATCAGACATTGAATCAGCTGCTTTTGCTACCTCCGGTGATGGTGCTTCCATGTCTCCTTTTTGAGTAGCATGAACCATACCCATAAATCTTTGTTGTGCTTTTGATACTGCTGGCATTTTGTTATCTGTTTAAATTAAGATAAAATATAAGCTAAACCTGAAGATACCGTTACTGATTTAACATAACAAGGAACAGGTTGTCCTTGTGCAACATATTCTAATTTTAGACGAGAACCACCCTCTAAAAGTATTGAACCAGAACAAGTAGATGTCATTCTCATTACACCCCATGCATTGGTTGGAGCAGGTGCGCTGCCTGATACTTCCAGTATGTTAGATATTCTATAATTTGTCATTTTTATTTATTTAAACTATTTTTTAATTCATTTAATAATTCATAAGTCATCATCATAGCAGATAAATGTTGCTCTTTTATTTTTTTAACAGATTTAATTTTTTTAATATTTGAAATCGTTTCTGCTAATTTAATTTTAGTAACTTTATCCGAAACTTTTGAACCAACTTCTTTTAATGATTCAACTAATTTAGAAATCTCAACTGAAACATATTCATTTAATTTACCAGTATTATTGATATTATTGATATATTCTCTTAATAAACTCTTTTGTTCCGTTGTAAGATTTTTATATTTGTTGTTGAATGATTCTACTAATAATTTATAAGATACGGCTCTCAAATCTTCATCTTGCTTTCTATACTCTTCCAAAACGGCGTCTTTAATTTTAGAATCTTTATTTTGAATAGATGTATTAATTATATTTTCTGCAATTGTAAATTTTGCAGATACAATATCAGTTGGGTCGTATTGTTCGTTAGATATTGCTACTTCAAATATTTTGTATATTGAAGCCAATGTTTTATAATTAGAAATTGGAGACTTGATAAATTCATCCAAATTATAAGTTTCTTTAATTGTTTTGATTAAACTATATTTTTCTTTGATAAGTTTTTTTTCATCTAATCTTTTACGAGCTTCGATAATGGTATTGATAAATTGCTCAGCTTTTGTTTCTGAGTTATATTTTTCATTAACCAAATATTGGTATAGTTTTAATTCTTTTGAAAGTTCTTTTTTAGAATTAAAATTTTCTTTTAATATTTTTTCCGCAACGGATTTATTAGCAGACATTATTTCCGATGTAATCTGTCTAACTAGCAATTCAAAAATAAATCCAGTATTTTTAAATTTAGAATGTTTTATTTTTTTCATCAATTGATATTATTTATCAGATATAAATATATTTTTCTATTGGTTTATTACTTTTTATCCAAATTCTCTGTCAAAATCTTCTGTTTATTCCCATTCATATCTTTAAATATCTCTAAATATGAATTTTTTGGTTTAAATTTTACAGAACCTTCTTTGGTTTTTAAAGTCTTAACTCCCAATGGGTCTCTACCTTCCGGATGGTCATCTTTGCCATACCTAACCGGGTCTTTTGGTCTACCTACATTATCTTCTTCTAATTCATCTTTTATTTTTTGTATTTCTTCTTCGACATTTGTAGGACCATCTGTACCTGTTTCTTTAGCGGGGTCTACACCTTGAGTTTCAATTGATGTTAAACGGAATTGTTGTTTAGTATCTTCTAATACTGCAAGAGTTTGCTCATCTTGTTCATCTTGTGCCATTCCTAAAATAGTTTCATACATCCATTTTTTAGAAACCATTTTGGTTTGTTGCATTTGTTGAATTAACGCAACCTTTGAAGTATACAATTCTACTTTTTCTTGTTCATATATTTTTGATGGAATAGTTAATTCTAATGAAAAATCGGTTAATCTATCATCATCTATTCCTTGAGCATATAAATGTATAATTGCAATCTTTGTTAATTCTGAAATCAATACTCTTTGTATTCTTTCTATGGTTTTTGCAAATCTTACATCCATACCAGCTAAAGTTGCTTTACCATTTGTATCTTCTTCGTATCCTAAAAATGCTTTTGGAATTTGTAATGCCGCCAATAATTTACCTTTTAAGTAATTAATATCATCGGTCATATTATATTCCAAACCTTTCAAAGTATCAATTGAAGTTCCATTATCACTACCACGAACAGGCATATAATAATCTTCAATAAGATTTTGAATATTATATTTCAAATTATACTCACCGGTTCTTTCATCCAAAAATGGAACTTTTTTAGATGCATTAATAATCTTTTGCATGTAGTTATCCACTTCGTTTGGTGGAATATTACCAACATCTACTTTAAATATTCTCTTTTCAGGAGCTCTCATTACTCTATGAATTAACATAGCATCTTCCATTAATGATAATTGTTTCCAAACTCTTCTACCACCTTCAATCATTGATTTTCCATAAGGTAAGAAGTTTGCATCACCATTTAAACGGAAGTGAGCAATTTCATAATTCTCATATTCTTTCTTTGCAGTTTGTCCTACCGCATTGTATGGATTTTGGTATGGAGCGTATACGAATTTAACTCTTTGTGGATTTTCAGGATCGAATCCTTCAATTCTACTCATTTCATAAGTAGACATTGGGAGAGCATTAATAATACCCAATCCTTCAGCCATTTCTAATTGTAAATAAAAATCACCGTATTTTACCAAATTACGAGTCCACATCCATAAGGTGTGTTCTATATTTAGAATATCGTAAAAAAGGTTTTCTAATATTTGTTTTATATTATCATCTTCATGATGAATTTTTAATACATTTCCAAATTCATTTCTAGCCGTACATTCATCTGAATAAACATTTAATGCGGCTGAAATAATTGGGTCCATATCCATTGAGTCGTAATCTCTAAACAAATCAATTCTAACTTGTTGATATGCCAATCCGGATTCTACACCGCCTGCATAATTACTTACCTTTAATTTCATAAAACGGTCTACAAGATTTGTAGTCATTGATTGATATTCATCCGTATCAACGACTTTTACACCTTGCTCTGTTTTACGAATTATGGTATTTGTTGAAAATAATTTTTGTAACCTACCAAATATTGATTTATCTGCCATTTATGATATAATTTTTGAAAATATACGAAATTTTTTTTGATTTACCAAATTACCATTTACGGCAACTCCAATATCTTGCTTTCCATCTTGGACCTGGATTATCACAATTATGTCTAGCTCTAAAACTTCTTCTTCTATCTGGGTTTGATTTTTTAATTCTCATATTAGGGTCACCAAAGTTTACCTTAACAACATTTCCTTCTCCGTTTCTAACATAAACTTTAAACTTCTTAACATCCCCTTGCATTGGTTTTCCCAACTTAACACTTCTTCCCTGATATTCTGCCTCATATACACAATTGCAATTTGCTTCT